GAATTCGGGCGAATCTCGTTGTCGAGCGGCTTGAGCGAGTCGGCGTCGGTCGAGGTCATGTTCACGCCACCCTGCTCCGACTGGATACGAGTCTCGGCCGGGGGCGTACCATCCACGTTCTGATTGTGCCCGGCTTGACGAGCTGCGAGTGCACCAAAATCCATTATATCTTCCTTCACGAAAAAAGGGGAGGGAGTTGATTCCCTCCCCCAGGCTGCGGAATCTGCGGAGACTCCAAACTGGTGACGAGAGTCTTAGCCCGCCGTCGACTTGACCGCCCGCGTGACGTTACGCAGGATTCCCATCGTGCGCGCGCCGCCGACCTCGATGCCGGCCTCCGTAGTGATGACGCCCTCGTCGGCATCCTTACCCTGGATTCGCTTGCCGTTCTCGTCGTACCCTTCCTCGTTGGTTTCGCGGAGGGTACGCTTGCGAATCGCACCGGGGTGAAGCACGTACAGCTCCTTCTGCCACACCGGATTCTCGTTCATGAGCGGGTGCGTCATGAGCTTCAGCTTGCCGAACGGCGTCATGATCTCCGTCACCGAGATTCCCACCTTGGTTTCGCCGACCGAGATGTTGTAGGTGCCGTCGAGCATGGTCATCTGATTCAGCACCTGCACGACCTGATCGCCGCCCATCGCCATGCGCTCGTTGGGTTGCCCCTTGATGCTGGTGGCGAAGATTCGACGAATGAAGTCCTCGAAGTCCACGCGCGAGTAGTCGCCGGGAGTCCCGCCGGTCGCAACCGACTCGACGACGCCGCCGTACTTCTCGACCTGGGCCACGATTCCGTCGGTCATACGGAACTGCTTGTTGTTGTAGGTGCCGACGTGACTCCGACCCCAGACGAACGCGCGCTCCATATCCTCGGCGTGGAAGGAAGCGCAGTCCTTCTTGTTCCGAGCCAGCTTGTTGCCAGTGCGAGTCGCGACCGCCTTGGCCGTGCCGGTGATCGCCCACGAGTTGCGGAAAATCTGCACGTAGTTGAATCGCGGCGCACCCTGCTGGACCTTGGCAACGGGCATTCCCGAGCCTTCCTCGTGCGCGTTACCGATCGCCTGAAAGTGCATGTCCGCCGTAACAGCCGTGATGGCCGTGCCGCCGAGTCCACGAACGACCGTGAGCTGATTCGCATTGGTGCCCGCGACGAGAACGTGCTCGCCGGTTTCCTCGATCATGGCAACGGTGCCCGGCACGTAATACGAGGCATCATCGAGCGTCAGAGTCGTGGTCGTGCCACCACCCGTCAGCGTCGAGCGGCCCGACTGATGCGAGTCCTCGAACCACGTGAACACCGTATCGGCGGCCGCGGCCTTGTTCATGCCGGAGGACAGCGCGAGGAAAAGCGCGGTGCCCGTCGGCTGCATACGCAGAATCACAGAGGAGAAGTCGCCGACTCGGTCCCCCACGATGTTCTGGTTCGAAGCGAAGATACCCTGAATCATTGACTTCTAACTCCCTCTTCTGTTGTGAGTCCGGACTATCCGCGACCCAGCAGTTCTTCTTCCCAGTTGGTCTGACCCACCTGATTATCGCCCGCGCCGCCCGGCGGAGTCGTGATTCCGAAGTCGCTGCCCAGTCGAGTCGCCTGGAACTGTAGCATCTGCTTCGTCATCGCAATCGCTTCCGGTCGCTTGCCCTTGGTCAGCTTGAGAGCCTGCACCATGAGTCCGTCGACGACAGGCTTGATGCCGGCCTTGGGGTCCCCGTAGCTGGGAATCTCGCGGGCCAGATCAGTCTCCGTATCGCGCTGCCCGAGTCGCCCCTCGATCATGGACTGGAACTTCTGCTCCAATTCCGTACCGTGGCGCTGCATGAGCTGCGCGGCCATTACGACGGCTTGCCGAGTCACCTCACGACCGAACGTGGTCATGTTGTTGTTGAAGGTGGTCGAATCGCCGTTGTTCATAGCCTCGACGGCTTCCGGTGTAAAGACTCCTTGCTGGCCGAAGGTCATGGAGTTCAGGGCGTTCGCGAAGGCATTGCCGCCACCGTTGCCATCCTGATTCCCCGGAGGATTCGTAGTGACGGAACCACCTTGATTCCCGGAACCACTCTCTTCCGCCTCGGGCTCATTCCAAAATGCCGCCGGATCGAAACCGCCGCCACTGTTATTTCCCGGATTCCCGGCATTGCCCGTGTCCGAGCCATTATTACCGCCGTTACCCCCGCCGTTATTGCCACCCCCGTTGGAGTCGCCGCCAGTGCCGCCGGTGTCCTGATGCCCATGCGCGCCGTCTGGGTCACGCATGGGATGCCCATGCTTGCCGAGTCGAACGCTGGGCCGATAGCCGGTGGAAGCCAGAAGCTGATACTTACGCATGTTACGAGTCCTTCCTTAGTTCGTCAGATAGCGCCTGTAGCGCGAGGAGACCATGATTCTGGCTACGATAATTCAGAATCCTGGCGGTTAACGTAGCCGGGTCCTCATCAACTGCCCCCGCGGCAACTGACTCAAATCCGGCTGCGATCTGTAGAGGGATGACCCCGGACAAGCCGAGCATCTTGATTCCTTCAACCGCAAGTATGCGACGTTCAGGATCAAGCTCCCTAAGAAACGATTTGTCGATCACGAGGGAATTGCCCCTTGAGCGCCAGCAGGATTCGTGGCAACCCCCGCAACCTCGGCCTGATTGGGTGCGACTCCCGCGGCTTCAGCCCCCGGCGCACCATTGGCTATACCGGCTTCCGGGCCAGTTTGAGTCGGCGCGGCAGGTTGCAGATGAAACTGCTTCATGTCCACGTCAATGTCGATCATGCTGGTCCAGTAATCGATGAGTCCGATTAGGTCGAGCCGTTGAGCCGCCATCGGATTCTGGATAAGCGCGAAGATCAACGTCTGAAGCGATTCGCTGGCTGCCTGACGATCGAGCGCTTTGAGTCCTTGCCCGATAATGAACGGGAGGTCCAGAGTCCGCAGCTTGGACAGATCGATTGTAACCTCGCGGCCGTAGAAGTCGTTAACAACCGCGTTGTCGGGCTGGAACTGAATGATGTTGTAGTACATGCTGAATCGCATACCACGGAACATCGTGTCATCCAGTAGCCGGGCCGTCTTGTGCATACGACGATTCGCACCTTGCTGCACAGCCGCAACCTGACTGCCCACCGCTCGATCGATGCTGGCAATCTGACTCGGCAGACTCTGCGTTGGGAAGAACTGATTGATGATCGCCATCACCGAATCGACATCGCCCATCGTCTGCTTGGTGTCGAGCGTCGCGTTGTCGCGCCAGACAGCCGTGCGAACATCCTTGCCGTAGCCAGCAGCTTTTAACGGGACTCGCGCGCTGACCTCACCGTCCTTCATGTCTCCGAGGTCCACCATCGTCGGGTCGTAGACCGTCAAGCCCCATACGTTCTTGCGATTCGCTTGAACATGAATGTTGAGCAGAAAGCTGGCGAAGTCCTGCAAGGGCATGATGATTTCGGAGACGGCCTTCTGACTCTGACCCATCAGATCATCGTTGACGACTCCGAGGTGGAAGGGCAGCATACCATGAATATTGTTCATGTACGTGCACTCGATGATGCGCTCGTTGTTGGCGATTGTGAAACGCCAAGTCTCGTAACGATTCCGCTCCTGCTTAGCCGCTGCGTTGCCATCGATCAAGCCGAAGTCCACGGGATTGAGTCGAATGTGAATCTCGGTTAGCTCGAAGCCAGAGTTGTGCGCGAAGTCGGGAGTCTCCGAGAACCACGACGCGTAATCCACACCTGCGCCAGCCAGCGATTCGTTTTCGTTCATACGGGCTGCGGTGGGCGGATGCCGGTAGTAGATGGTTTCGCTGATTCCGTTGTCGTTTGCCAGCAGGTCCTCGCAGTTGAAGAACACACCAGCCGCGCATTTGTTCTTGAGCCAGTAGTGACTCCTCATCATCGCGCGCCCGCACCACTCGCCCTCGTGATTCAACTTCGTGGGGTGAACGTGCGGGTCCCAGAAGGTGTTGTACATGTCGAGGGCTTCGACTCGATTGCCCTGCCACTTGGTTTCGGTCGTGACGATATCCGCACCCTGAGCGTTCTTGGACAGCTTGGGGCCAGAGTCGGTAGCCCAGTAACTATAGAATCCGCCGAGGTTATACTTCATGCAGTTGAACGTCGTCAGCAGTACCTCGCGATAATAGCCCGCGTAGATGGCATGATTGTTCATCAGCGTGATGATCTGATTCGCCTCGGACACCTCATCCGGCTTGCCAGTGTGGTAGAACATGCCACGATTCGGGCTGAACGTCGCCGCGAAGTACGTCATCATGTCGTCGAGGTGAACGTAGGTAAGCGGAAGCTTGATCGTGGTTGCGATGGGACTCCCATCCTCATCCTTCTTGCGTTGACGCTTCTTATCCTCGTCGGACAGTTTCATCCAGCCCGCGACGTCACGGTCGATTGCGGCCATGCGTTCGAGCTTCGAGTCACGTTGCTTCTTGCCGAGGTCGAGCCTCTGCTGAAGGTACTGCAAGAGCAAGTTGTGATTCGCATTGTTACGCAGCGGGTGCGCCGCGTGCACCGTGGGAGTCGGGAGCTTAATCTGCGGATGCCGCATGGGACCGTCAAACACTTGATACCTCCATTCCGAATCGTCCGCCGCCGAACGTATCCATTTGTTGATTGAAACTGGCCATGATGAGATTCAGATAGAGTTCCATCATGGTAGGACCGTAGGCGCAAGAGTCGAGAATGTCGTCCTCCTGATCCTTCTTCTTGAAGCTGTAGGCGAGCGCCTGAGTCGTAATGTCAATGTCAGTGTCGGGAATGGCCCACTCGCCATTTGCCTGCAATGACATGAAGGCACGAATCCGGCCAAACTTGGGATCACCGCGACCTGCCATGAGGGGCATAATCTCGACGTGATGATTCAGCATGGCTTGCGCGAGGAAGATGTTGAACAACGGAATGAGAAGTCTCTGGGCTGCGACAGCTTCGATTCCCCAAACCCATGCACCCCAATATCGCGCGAGTGCCAGCGTGTTCTGGAACATCTGATTCTCATCAAAGTGCCCATGCACACAAGCCACCGTCATCGGGACTCCTTCCTCGGGAATCACATGCACGGAGATTGCCGTCTCATCATTGTGAAGATTCTGACCGAACGCGGGATCGATTGTGATCCAAGCTGCCTTGATCGAGTCGGGGGTAGGAATCGGCTGATAGTTGAACTGGTCCTGCGTGAATCCGTTCTCGCCGTGGCCCGGCATGTTCATCATCTCGCACATCCAAGTCTCAACGAGTCCGAGGTCCTTGTACTCCTTAAAGTCCTCCTGCAACGCATCGACCGTCCACTTGCCGGGCCAGAGCGGGAGCATGTTGCCGGTACGCGAGTCTTTGACCAAGCACCCATAGACGACTGGGTTCCACTTGGGGTTACGACTCAAGCGCGCCAGCAAGGAAGTTTTTTGGAGCATGTTGCCCAGCCAGACAATCTTCTTGTGCCGAGCGAGCGCCTTGATGAACGGGCCGAATATCCACTTATCAAGTTTCTTCTGCAATGCAATCGAGTCGGTGTTCTCGTTGTCCTCCACGTCGTCAACCACCGCATGATCCGGCCGCTGATTGTCAATGTTGATTCCGCGCATCTGCTGACCTTGGCCAATAGCGCGCAGAATGATTCGCTTATACTTGCCACCCGGCATGGGCAGATCGTATATCCACAGCGACTCCATCTCCGACTCTTTGACCACTTTGACATGGCCAAAGGTTGCAATGAAGTTGGGATGTTTCAGGAACTCGACGATATCCTTGCACGCGCCCTTAGCGATGGCGTTCGTGTTGGACAGGTACACTGTGAATCGATGGCGCGTGAAGAGCCAGTGCCAAATGACACCCAGCTTAGCCAGAGTCGTCTTGGCATGATCGCGTGGAATCGCTAGGAGAATCCGCTCGGCGATCGAGGTAATCTTAGCCCACACGTCTTTGTGAAAGCTGGGCACCGGAAGATCGAGCTGGTCGGACAGAAAGAACTCGATGAAGAACTCCCCATCCTCTTTGAGTCGTTTGCGTACCTCGGGCAGATCGGCGACAACATCTACCGTCTCCACCCCGTTGCCAACGGTGGAAGTCTCGAACGATTCTTCTAGCTCGTCCACATATGGTACGCGCGGCTCGGCCATTACCTTTTCGTCTTACCCTGCAAGCCCAACATGAGTCGTTCGATGAACCCCAAAGGAGGTTCGGGCGGAGCCTTGTTTTGCTGCTGTTGCATCGCCGCGCTCTTGGCTGCGTTGGCCCGAGTCGTGGTTGTGTTCCGTCGCAGGGATTCACTACGCTGACGATAGAACGCCACCATGGCTTCCTCTTGCGGGGTGAGTGGCTTGTTGTTCGGATTCGACATGTTAACCCCCCATTGCCCCCATAACCAGTTTGAGGATGTCTCCGAATCCCCCGCCCTTGTCTTGCTTTGGAGCACCCATCAATTCTTCCCCCAGATCAGCGCCAACTTGCTGTTGATTCCCAGCTGCGGCCGCACTGATAAAACTGCCAAGCACGTCCTCACTGCCCGACTCGGTGCCCACTCCCAATCCAGTCATGGGGTCAAGAATATCCTTGCTTCGACTCAGGGGGCTTTGATTGATTCCGAACATTAGCCTTACTCCTCGGCGGGATTCACTCTGCGGGTTTGATTCCTAGTCTGGTTCTGGCTGTTACGCGAGACCGTCCTTGGCTCCTTCGGAGCGTTGCGTTACCAGCCGCTCATTTCCCTTAGCATCTCATCCGGGTCCGGGTCAGCTTGAGTCGGATGCGCCTTGATCTGGACGGTCTTATCCATGAACGGCTTGGCGCTTACCGACAGCAAACTATCCACGTCTGCGAAGGTAGGATTCTGTAACCTTGGGTCACCGATTCGCAATGTCTCCTCGGTGGCAGTCTCACCCGTGCCGTCCGCGTTGAACCTCTCGACTTGCCTACGAGTCAGAGTAAGCGGCACTCGAAGCGCGACGGCAGAAGGGTCCAACACATGGTTTGGCTTGGTGCGGCGCGTTGCTCGATTCGACATCATTGCCACCTTTAGCAAAAATTCGGCATCCCGTTCATGTACGACTCGCTCATACAGCTTGCTGACTGCCAATTCTTCCAATGAGTCATAAGTAAGGTCGACGCTGACTCTGCTCTTTGCGTGCTCCACCTTCATCAGTAGCAAGACCTTCTTGTAGGTCTCGTCGCTGGCAACTGACTCAACGTCCTCGTTGCTTAGGCCCATGAGTTCGGCGATAACCTTGCGCTCGAATCCTTGGACCTCATGCTTCGCAATAATAACGTGCACGTCCTCCACGGGTTCCCCAAGGTCCCGCGACAACGACTCAGGAGTCATAGTGATGATGGACACGGGATTCGCCTTTCCATTTACCTACTGTTCTACGCGATACGAGTCTGGTTAGCAAGGGGCTTGCCGCCGTAAGTTCGCGTAATCGGCTGAGGTTAGCGCGAGCCCTCTTGTTCCTACGGGAAGGAATCGTGCGAAACCCCTCTTGGCGCGCGGGATGTCTCCGCATTGCGGGAGTCGTTTTGTTTTCCGAATTTTTTGGTGGGGCACGCGGGACTCATATTAAGCCGGTTGCCATCGGGCTACGTATGGGGGGTAGTACCCCCGGCCTTCGGAATCTGAGGCTGGCTGTGTATTGGCTCGCGATTGCCTTCAGCTCCACAGACGATTCGATGCCCGCCGGAACCATGAGGATCAGTGATGTGAGTCAAGCCTGCCACTCCCCCCACTTGCAAACTAACGCATCGCTTGCGATTCCTTTCAAAGCAACGCAGGCATTAACCATACCTGTTGAGTCGAGGCGTCATGTCTGCGCAGAATCCCACAACGCCTCGCAGAGTCATTGAAAAGAAATCAATTGTGCGACTAGCACTCAACTCTACTAAAATCTGCGTAGCGTAGCGAAGCAGATTTTTTCGGGTATGGTTAACAAAGGTTAATGAGTCGCGGGCATAAAAAAAACCCCCGCAACACAATGGCTGCGGGGGTCGAGTCGTTCAGAAGGAGGGTTAGGCGGCGGGCGCATCCTCCGTGGCCGTGGCGGGCGTCGAGTCCTCGGCGGTCAAGTCGGCCGTCAAATCATCGAGCGACAAATCGCCGTCGTCATCCTCGGTCTCGCTGACCTTCAAGGTCTGCTGATCGCGAGTCGCAAGCCACTTGTCGAAAATGGCAGCGTCGGCTCCCTTGTGCTTGGCGAGAATCTGCCCGAAGCGAAGGGCGGTGACGAACAGCGATTCGCGCGCCTTGCCTTCGCCGTCCGTGCCACGATCTTCGAGCGCAGGGAAATACTCGCTGGCGTAAGCCTTCGACTCCATCGCCTTTTTGAGGTCGCTCTTGATAAGGCGATTCTTGAGCCAAATCGGAGCCTTCTCGCCCATCTTCTTGTTGATGGTCTGATAGAGGTCGTTGAACGTGTCCATGATTCCGCCCGCATCACGCGAGGACTCGATGAACGCTCCGACCGTGCGCGGCATCTGTTCGATGGCGGTCGCGATATTCTCCGCGTCACGCAACGGACGAACCGCAACGTGATTCAGTTCCTTGTCCAGAACCTTGACGGTCCACGCCTTGCCCGCGGACTCGGGAAGGGCGTTCCAGTCGTCGGCGCTCATACCCAGAATCGCCGCGATGGTGGGGACGGGGGTGACGACGATCGCCTTGATCGTGGTGGGCTCCTTCTTGCCGCCGACGGTGCGCGGGACATTTTTGAGCACCGCGACTCGGACTCGCATTTCCTCCGTGTAAACCTCGGGGTCATATTCGCCCGAATCGTTCACGGCGTTGAGCGCGAAAGGCTGATCGTTGAAGTCGGAGAAGTCGGAGGCGCATTTCGCCAAGTACGCGGTCGCCTCGTCGGGAGTCGAAAAGGTGCGATACCCGGTCATGCCTTCGAGCGTCGTCACCGTCTTGGCGGGCTTCGAGTCGCTGGCGGCGGCGGTGGCGTTCGGGGCGGATACGGTGGTGTCGGTCATTGAGTCATTCCTTTGCAAAGGCGGCGTTGATGCCGCATTCAACGTCTCACAAGCGAGGGCGTGAGACAAGCCCTTATCGCGCGAACCGGAATTGGTCGGCACGAATTGCGATGTCAGCGGCGCGATTATTCTGCGCCACGTCCAAAAGGGATTGCAACCTATTCGGTCGCGGGGTCGAACGCCCATACACGGGAGTCAGCGTCGGGCGGGTCAACGGTCGGACTCCGCAAGGCGCTTGCTAGCGGCAGTGATCCGGTAAGAGTAGGTTGCCACGCGATCAGAGAGTCCGGCGATGCGGTCATAGTCCACCACGGACGCGGGACGAACGGCATGAGTCGCAACCATGCACTCCACTGCGCGGGAGAGTTGAGCAAGGTTGGATTCCAGCGCGGCGAGGTCGGAGGGAGAAGGCTTCATCAGATGGTCCTTTCGTTCGCGGGATCGTGCATCGCGTCCCGAAGCCAACAAATAGGCGAGTCGAACGAATCCGGCAAGCGACCAACCGGCAGGATGCGACGAACCGAAGGATTCCTGCGACGAACCGAAAGTTGGGAGTCAATGGGTAGCAAATCAGGACTCGTTAAGTTGATCTGAATCAACAATTACAAACGTAATCGCCAAAAGCTCAAGCGGCAGAGTCAGCCGATACCACGCGAGGCAAAAACCAAAAGAGAGAAAGTAGGTTGATTCCAGACGTTTCATAATTACCAACCTAACGCTAACCTAATTCCCTCTTGCAAGATTCAACGCGACCGCTTCCCCCTCCCCGGTGCCGGGTGTGTGATGCCGGGAGTCGGGGTGTGAGTCGGTAGCTGGGTTGAGTCATAGGTGTAGTGGGTAGTAGTGACTCCCCGTTCTTAGTTATATAGCTGATTTTTGGCGAGGGGGGTCAGAATAGAACTCTCCCAAGAGCTTGACTCTACCCACAACGACTCACAGACAACACTCCACCAACCCAAGGCGGTAGGGAGTCACCCACACAAGCAACGTGCATGTTGTAAGAGGGAAGTAGATTCGGGTGATGATATATGAAGGGGAAGGTAAGGTAAAGTTGGAATTACCGTTGATTACAATAGTTGGTAATGTCACTATGAAACTGCCCTAACTGACTGTAACACTCCGAAGGAGTCATCGGTTGGTTCACGGGCCAATGCGCTTACGAGTAGGAGTCAAAGTAACGTGAAACTCAATGCAATGAAGTATTGGCGACTCATCAACGTAGGAAGGCCAGAGGAAACGGAAGAAGGGCAGGGAGACGCAAGGGAGTTTGGCCTCGCCGTCCTCAAGTATTGGCAACGAGTCGATATGGGTAAAAACCTACGACTCGAAATCTACCGCAGTGAGTTGGATCGAGCACGTGGAATCAATCGCAAGGAGGAAGCGGCGAATCAAGCAATAGATGAGCTTGAGGCTTTCTTTGCAGAAATGAACAAGGAGACTGAAGATGGACATGAGTAAAGATGATTCGTGGTATGGCCAACTGGAAATCTATGGCGTCGCGCAACCCAAATCTTATAGGGGTTCCGTGCAGGGAATCATTCGGCAGGCCGTAACTGATTTGATGAGCGCCAACATACGAATCAGTCAGCAGGGTGTAAAGAAGTTCTCGCTTAGTTGGCAGAACGTCCCCTTTGATAAGAAGGCCGCAGAAAGGAGTCATTCGCTAGTTCCTCCCGAGTTGGAGGCTCAATGGGCTTCTGATCCCGACGTGCTCCGCGAATCCGAGAACCCCGAGGAATATGCTAAGTTTAGTGCCAAGGCTCCGTGGCAGGATGACGCTGACTTCATGCGCTTTCAGCATTACAACGCGACTCGTAGCAACTACGAAACTGCCATGCCCGGCGAGGTTGAGGAGTTGGTTACGACTCTTAACTTCCGCTTTGCCAACATTATCTGGCAATCTCCGCTTTATGGCCCGACGCGGATTGAGGACGTGACTACGATTCGGAAGTCCGTTCGATGAGCCCCGGAAGGAAACTGGCACTTTGCCTTCTCACAGCCATCACACTCTGGGGACTCATTCTGCTGCCCTTCATCCTAACATGACATTCCAACCCTTTTTGAATCGATGAAGATAGTTGGTTGATTCCGTAATTAGGGGTTGACATTACACGATAAATAGTGTAAGACTCAAGATGCTGATTCGGCTTTCCGGTCAGCATCCTCCCCGCTCTTCTGGAGCATCCTCGGAGTCAATCCTATGAACATCTTTGCGATTCACGACAGCCCATACCTTGCCGCGCGGGATCAACACGATAGGCACGTTATCAAGATGACTCTTGAGACTGCCCAGCTTCTCTCCACCGCCGTTTGGCATCAGCCTTGGATTCGTAACCTCTGGTCCACTTGCCATCGCTTCGACATTCGACCCGACTGGGATCATGTTGAGTCTGGCTCGCTGCGACTTTACCGATCCATCTCGAATCCCGGTCACGCTTCCGCCGTTTGGACTCGGGCATCCCGCGCTAACCTCGCGTGGACGATTTGCCACCTCGATGGACTCATCAGCGAATACTCTCGTCGCTTCGGGAAGGTTCATGCTTGCGAGACGATTCGCATCAGCTTCCTGCCAGTCTTGGCCGCGCTTGCCGACGTTGATCGCGTTTGGATTCGCAATGAAGAGCGCAAGCTCATTGTGCATCCCGACATTCTCGCTTTGGCTGACTCGCACGATGCCTTCGCTGTCTGTATGCCAGATATTTACAAATCCAGCGATCCCATTGACTCCTACCGCACGTTCTACCTTGAGGAAAAGATTTTCCAGTCCAACGTCAAATGGACCAAATGCGAGTCGATCCCGGCGTTCATCGCTGACATTGCCGACCCGGACACCATCGCTTCCGACCGGATTCGTGCCCGAGTGATCGACTTGCTTCGTCACCACGCCATTCAGTCTGCACCAGCTCCGATTCGCGAGGTAGCCAAGCCTTTCGTGCCTACTGGCATGGGAGTCCCTGCTTTCCTTCGCCGTCCCGCGTAACTCCATAGCCCCCGAAAGGACTCTCGCTATGACCACCATGACCACCGACTCGTTCAATCCCAAACTCGCCAGCCTTGTGACGTACATGCAGAATGAGATGGGAATCAACCCGCTCCGTCTGTATTGCCAAATCACTGGCAAGCCCATTGGTCGAATCGAAGCTGATGAGCTTACCCCATTCCTCAACAACAACCATGACGTTGACTCGATCGCCGATGATCTTTTTGTGCGAATCATTGCGTCGATGCGCCCGTCCATTCATTGGAACGTGATGCGCGAGTCAACGCTTGAGGCCATGGCTAAGGCTCGCCCGATCGAGACACTTGCCTACCTCATGAATCGTCTGTTCCAGCCCACCGAGTTTTACAAGCTGCCGTTGACTCGCCGCCTCGACGATCAGCATCAGCGAATCAAACTCTACGCCTTCCTCGAAACCATGGATACGGCTAAGCTCGACTCGCTTTACACCATGCTGATTGAAGTCGATGCCAAGATGAATCTTTCGCAGCAGCAGATCGACCTGCGTTGCGTTGACTTCATGCTCTTCCTTGACGAGTCGATGATTACCATCAACCGCTGGTATCTAGATTGCATCAAGCGGTGGAATCGCACCCAGCAGCACAATGAAACGCAGGCCAATTGGTACAAGGGCAACACGGTCGCCAAGCCCGCATTCTTCCGCGACTTCATCGAAGCCAAGCCCGAATCCAAAACCGCCAAATCCAAGCGAGTCGCCAAAGCTAAGGACATGGAGCTGGACGCACTCTTTGACGCGGTGATGCAGCAGGCCGAGTCGGCAGACCCCATTCAGGCTGAAGTTGAGGCAATCGCTCCGACTCCTACCGCTTCGCCAGCCCCAACCTTCATCCGCAATCCCAAACCGACTCCCAAGCCCACCAGCTTTGCCGGTCGTGGCGCTCCCTCGTTCCTGAAAGGACGCTGAATCATGGTTGACTTCGCAGCCCTTCTTGCCCGCTCGCAAGCCGCTAAGGCCGCAGCGATTCCCACCCCTCGCATCATGACGAACAGCGAAGCCGACGATCGCGCCACGTTGACCGCCGTGCGCCAGCTTGAAGTCGAACGACTCGCTACCGAGGCCCTGATCGACAAGCCGACCCCGCACGTCGAACCAACCAGCAGCGAGTCCGAGCTTCGCGAAAAGCTGAAACTGGACAAGCTCGTTGAGGATGACTTCCCCTTCGATGAGTCGCAACTTGAAATGATCGAGGGAATCCTAGCCCACCTCAACAACGGCGGGCAGGGTGCGTGTGCCACGGGTGCGGCGGGAACGGGAAAAACCACCAGTACCAAGAAGCTGGTGGACCGACTCATGGAAACCTCGACGCTCGCGGCGATCGACATGGAGACCTACTTTAAGTCTGCCAAGGACTCCGAATTGAACGCTGACGGGGAGCAGTATGAGCGTACGAGTCGATTCGTCCCCAGCATTGCGCTTGTCAGCTTCACCGGCAAGGCGACTCAACAGATCAAGAAAAACTTCCCGCGCTCGTGGCATGGGAACATCATGACGATTCACCGTATGCTGGCATTCATGCCGGTTTGGGAAGAGATGTGGGACGACGAGTTGGGTGGCCTGAAGAATCGTATGCACTTCGAGCCGACCTACACCGCCTCGAACCTCTTGCCGTGGGATATCGTCATTGTTGACGAGGCGGGCATGTTGGGACTCGACCTTTGGGAGCAGCTTCGCGCGGCGCTTAAACCTTCGGCCAAAATCATCATGATCGGCGATATCAATCAGCTTCCGCCCGTGCATGGTCGCAGCGTGTTCGGATTCGCAATGGCTCAATGGCCCGCGTGGGAGCTTAATCACGTTCACCGCCAAAAGGATTCGCAGGATCGAATCGTGGACAACGCATGGAGGATCTTGAAAGGTCAGCGTCCCGAGTCCGGCGGCAACTTCCAGATGGTCAAGTTTGATGATCTTGCGAACAAGGCGAGTCAGCAAGTCCGCAAGTTTATCCCCAATCTGTTCAAGCAGGGCATCTACGATCCGATTCGTGACACCACCATCACTGCCACCAACGGCGAGGATGGGCAGCGTGGTTTCGCTCTTGGCCAGAAGCCGCTGAATCGTGAGTTTGCGATCATCTTCAATAAGGACAATCCTCGCTACATCATCGATGCGGGACGTGAGCGCCAGAAGTTTGCCGTGGGTGACAAGGTGATGGCGACTCGTAACGACCACGAGCAGGGCATCACCAATGGCATGACTGGAATCATCACTGATATCACCGCCAACGGTGCATGGATCGGGGATCGTCGTCGATTCGGTACTGTCGAGGAAGTCAACGCATATATGAAGGAGTTGGACGAGGAATCGCCCGACGACAACGACGACATGAGCCTCGACGATATGCTCGAATCCAGCTTGGCGCAAGAACAGGGTAAGAAGGATGCTAAGGAGTCCAAGGATCGTGGCCCGGCCAGCCATATCGTCACCGTCCGATTCGGAACAGGCGACAGCAGCTTCGAGCTTGCCTTTGGTACGCTGTCCGAGGTATCGAGTCTGATGACCGCTTACGTCGTAACTTGCCACAAGATGCAGGGCGGCGAGTGCCCGGTTGTGATCGTCATTCTGCATAGTGCCCATAAGGCGATGCACTACCGCGAGTGGCTCTATACGGCGGTGACTCGTGGCGCCGAGAAGGTCATCCTACTTTATACCGATCAGGCGCTGCGCGGAGTCTTGTCCAAGCAAAAGATCAAGGGTGCGACGCTCGCGCAGAAGGTCGAATCCTTCAACGCGTTGAGCAAGGAAGGACTCTTGGGTCCTGCAGTCAGGGTTCGATTGGCTTGGGGCAGCCACGCCAACGTACCGGCGATTCGTGAAGTGGGTAGCGAAATGGCCAACCTCATGAATCATGACGACAACGCCAACCTACCTACCTTGAAGGGAGAGGAAGAGGCAAAGAATCTCGCCGAGTTCGAGCGCATGACGGAGGAAGCCCGACTCCATGAGAAGTACGCTCGCCAGCGCGAAGCCGAACAGGAAAGAATCGCCCGAATCGAAGCCGAGCGCATCACGCGTATTCGCCAAGCCGCACTTGACGCCGCACTTGCCCGAATCTCGCAAATGATGTTCGCCATGAACATGCGCCCCGTTGAGACCAAGGACTACGGGACGTTGACCCCCGAGCAGCGGCAGAAAGCTGAACGAGTCGTGGAGATGCTGGCCCCGCCCAGTGTGCCTCTCCTGACCTTCAACCCCGGCTACTATGGCTGGCCCGCCGACGACTCGTTCCTCGATGAGCCGACCCCCACGCCCCCTGTCACGCCGATGCCAGCCCCGAAGCCTAGCCTCGCGTTCCTCATGAAGAAGAAAGGCTGAGTCATGGCCAAACCTCCCATCATTCCCGTTGAGTTGATGAGTCTTATTTCGGACTACATGACCGCGCTCTACCCGAATCAGGAGTTGCAGCTGGTCATGCTCGCGGCCACCGAGGGACTCCCGCCGAGCCTCATGGCGAACGTCTGCCCCGAGTGCGCGCACCTGCTCATGGCGTTCTGCGTCGATCACTACGACGGCGGCGAGGGTACGACTCACGAAGCTCCGGAACAAGGGAAGCCCAACTGATGGCCAAGGGAATCACCAAAGCGCAGCGTGAACTCTACGCCAACGTGGAGGCTCGCCCCGAGCATGAGTTGGTTATGAATCGAATCCTCGCCGGCTCCGCCAAGTTCACGCTGACCAGCACCAAAACTGGCAAGCGACTCACCTATTGGATTCGCACCGGCGCGCAGGATCGCCAGAAGAATTGGTCCACCAGTAATCAGAATCGTAGCTTCTACTTCGTTAAGCTCTTGACTGGGCCGGACAATACGGCAAGCTATGAGTGGATCGGCAGCTTGCGGCGCACCGACTCCGACTCCAAAGCCATCAGCTTCCAAGTCAGCAATGACAAATGGAAAACCGCTCCGGCCCGATTCGCGATCGAGTGGTGGCTCCACAAAATCTTCACTGTTGGGGTGATTCCAGACGACGTGGAGGTTGACTGGATGACCACTTGTGCCCGCTGCGGCCGAGAGCTTACGGTTCCCGAGTCGATTCGTTCTGGCTATGGCCCGGAGTGCATCGCTCATGCGTGATTATGGTGGACCGCGAGTGAGTCCGGGCTGCCTAATAGTTTGCATGTTTCCTTTGATGATACTCATCAATGTGATTCCGTGGGGGGTGCGGTTCATCCTCGATTTGCTGGGATTTTAGCATGGAACAAAGAGCAAGGGAGTGGGCACAGAGTCGCCAGATCGACAGCCTAAACTTCAAGATGACGATTATGCTCGTTCTCGTCATTATCGGAATCATGAGCAATGTTGCTCGCACCATCAACGACATAAAGGATGATACCAAGCAGGCACGAATCGTCTACCTAGACAAGCGCATCATAGAGCTTGAACAGCGCATCGAGGACTATGAAACTGGTGTCCCGCGCCCTCAACAGAAGGACTAAACGAGTCATGGACCTGAACCAATACGCGCGTCTCTGCCACGAGGCCAATCAAAAGTGGTGGGTGAATCCCACTACCGGCGAGCGTATCGAGCGCAACAAGGGTGAGCAGATCGCGCTGATTCACTCCGAGTTGAGTGAGGCGCTAGAAGGAGTCCGCAAGAATAAGGCAGACGATCACCTCCCGCACCGTCGCAGCGAAGAAGTCGAAATGGCCGACGCCATCATCCGAATCCTCGACTACTGCGCCGGGCACGGCCTCGATTTGCAGGGGGCCTTCGACGAGAAGATGGCGTACAATGCGACTCGCGCTGACCACAAGCTCGAAGCCCGCATGGGCAACTTCGGCAAGAAGTTTTGAAAGGAAAGTGAGAATGGACAGCAATCAGATCGTAGCTCGACTCACCGAGGCCCGTCGCGAGATTGACATCGCGATCGGAATCCTCACCCCCAACCCGCTTTCCGGTATGGCCCCGGAGTCCAAGCTGGCGCCTGTCAACGAATCCAACGAGTCGGCACCTCGACTCATCACTCGCAACAACTTCAAGTTTGGCGCGGCCAGCTCCAAGGAATTGCTCGGAGTCAAAGCCGAGTTGGTTCAAACGGTTCGGCTTGCGCTCACGCTGTCGACCCAAGACTTCTGCGTCTACGATGGGATTCGTACCCTCAAGGAGCAGCAGCTTCACGTCACCAACGGCACGTCCAAAACCATGAAGTCCAAGCACCTCGATGGACTCGCCGTCGATCTGGTCCCATGGATCAACGGCAAGCCCGTCTGGGACTGGAAGGGCTGCTACCGAATCGCACACGCCATGGACCTTGCCGCGACCGAGCTTGGATTCGCCGGCAACATTCGCTGGGGCGCGGCATGGGATCGAGTCTTGAGCGACTTCGGCGGCGACCTCGGCAGCTATGAGCAAGAGAGTCGTTTGTATGCCGAGCGTCATCCGGGCAAGGACTTCCTCGATGGCCCGCACTTTGAGTGGGTTAGCTGAATGAGTCATAGCTGCGGCTCTTGCGGCAGCGAACTGGCTGTCCGTGTCACGTCCATGGGTGCGACTCTTTGTTGGCCTTGTGTGCGTGACACGGTAGCTTGGCTACATCGCAACGACTGCCTAGACAATCCCTTCGGACTCGAACTGGTGCGAATGGCAGGGCAACGAGTCGATACTTGGCAGCACCATGGATTCATGATCTGGGCTGCGCCTACCTCGTCGGGCTATCCTTGGATTTATGTTGACGATTCGAGAATGATCTATTGACAATCAACGTAAACTATGAGACAGTTTACTCCACCGTGAAAGGGCGGCTATGCCATGAGACGACTCAATAACCTACCACTAGACCGAACCAAGGCAGCGATGGCGCAATTCATGCCGTTCGTCAAGCAGGGTGAACGAGTCATGTTCCTCGTTCCGGCGGGCGACGGGTTCAACATGGTCCAGCGTGTGCGCGTGGCGATGAGTCGCGCTAGGAAGGAACTACGGCGTAAGCAGAAGCCGATGATTCACTTCCGTCTGCACCACTCGATCATGCCTTGGACCGAGGCTGGCAAGCGCCATGATGCTGTGATTCTCTGGTCCACCCGCGACGAGACTCACGAGGTCAACGAACTTCTAGAGGATGTATTCCGCAATGTCTAAGCTCGCCGAAATGCTGGCCAAGCAGAACGCCAAACCAGCGACTCCACCCGCCGAGGCACCCAAGCCTGCCGGACTCGCATTCCTGAACAAGAAAAAGGAAGAGGGAGCTACAGTATCTACCCCCGAGCCCGAAGGGCGAGGGCCAAGTGTGAATGAAACGGAGACCATCACGACTCCTAATTCCAACGCCGCTCCCAAAGCTGGACTCGCGTTCCTCAAGCAGCGGTCCGTCGCTGCCCCCGCGCCCCCTCCCCCTCCGGTTGCGACTCAACCCGACCCTACCCCGGCCGATGCCACGCGCGAGGTTGACCTTGACTCGCTCATGAACGACACCTCCGGCGGCACCGCTGCGAACACGCTGGCATCTGGTCGTTCGAGTCGTTTCGCTGACGAGGTTCCGGCGCAGGGTCCGGTGCGCGAGTTGCCCGAGGACCTCGACAAGCAACAGCGCCACTTCATCGAGTCGCTGGACAGCATCTACCGAATCGTGCATAAGCCTGATCTGCTCGGCAACGTCGTCAAGTCGATCATGATGGAGCTGTCGCGCAGCCCCGAGTATCGCAAGATGATTCAGCCGATGGACGTGCATACCATGATTAAGGGTATGAGGGATTCGATGGGCATGGCGCGGATCAAGAAGGAAGAGTCCAAAGCCAAGCGGGCTGGCGGTGCCAAGAAGAAAACCAAAGAGATCGACGGGCTGGACGGCCTGCTCGACTCGCTCGATGCGGACTTCTCGTGATGGAGTACCTCCGACTCAGCTACTCAAGCGGCAACACGTTCGAGTCATGCGCCCGCAAGTTCGAGCTGGACAAGCTCTTTCCTCATCGACTCAAACGCGAAGAGGCATACGCAGCGGACACTGGCTCGGCGCTGCACGCGGGCTATCAGCACTACCTCGCGAATCGCGATAAGGATGCGGCGACGTGGGCTTTCATGGAGGCGTTCCCCTACGAGTTGGAGTTTCAGCAGGACAACGACTACCGAGACTTCAATGCCTGTCTTGCTACGTTCGACGAAATGCTGGACTCGTTTGCGCTGGGTGACTACGAACTCGCCCAGATCAAGCGACCCGACGGACTCATCGTGCCCGCGACCGAGGTGCCGTTCGAGATTCGATTCGAGGGCATCGAGCTTCCGCCTTCGCCCAAGTACCCGAACGGATGCGGAGTCGCGTTCATCGGCTACATCGACGCGATCATGCGGAACCTGATGACCGATCTTTACCGGACGCTGGACATCAAGACTCACCGTGACCGCACCATCGACCGCACGGGCAAGTACAAGTTCGACTCGCAGCAGGTGCCTTATGGCATTGTTGTCGATCATATCAGCGGCCAGCCTGTCGAGTCTTTTGAGGTGCTCTACCTCGATACCTACATCGACATTGTTGACCCACGAGTCAAGCTGTATCCTTTCCTCAAGTCGCGCGAGGATTTGCAGGAATGGCTGCTGACTCGGGTGATGCAGTTTCAGCTCATGGAGAAGTATGGGCAGGGAGGATTCTGGCCGAGAACAAGTGGCGGTTGCATGTTCTTCAATCGTCCGTGCCGCTATCTTGAGCCTTGCATCACACGCGATTCCAAGACCCTTGAGAATTGGTTCTTAATGGGCGAGCGTGCCGAATCGGAAAAACCCTTCGAGCCTTGGGTTACTGTCACTGTGAATCCTTTCGGAGGTTGACATGGACGAGCTGGTCGTAGCGACTCTTCTCGGAATCGTTTGGTGCGTTGCGATCTGCTACATGGTATGTAGGGAGAAGAAGTAATGAGACGAGATCATGTGGATTTGTCCAGCACCTTGAATCAAAAGATGTGGGCGGACATGCTTGATCGTGCGGCCGAGGGTTATGCTCGCGGCATGTTCAACAATGATTATGAGTCGGAGTTCGTCAAGCAGATGATGAAGCACGACGCCGAGGATCGACCCATTTGGAATCCCAGCGTCAAGCAATGGAATCTGTTGCACACGCTGACTCGGGGAATGTAAGATGAAAGTCAGTTACAATTATCCGCTCTACACGGACCTTACCGTGGAGCATGGCGGGTTTCTGACTCGTGATCGTAGGACTCACGCTTGCTTTCACTACTACATCATGTGCCAGAAGCTGCTCGAAAAGGCAGGGTCCAGCATCGACGATCAGGTTCGCTACGACTCGGATGTATGGTGGGACAAGCCCTACGGTAACATTGCCAAGGGAATCGCCATGCAGTACGGGCTGGAGAATCCGGGCGAGTTCCTCAAGCCGGACATCAAGTACCTCGTCGAGCGGGAGATTCAGCGGCAGGAGTTTCCCGAACCTCACGCCGAATACTGGGGTGACATCAAGCCTCACACGCTGGTCACCGTCTGATGGTGAGTCGCACGACTCGTGGCCACCCGCGTCCCTACGCTGGGCAACGACTCCCCAAGGGAAAGGTAGCCTACCCCGCAACGCAGGTTAGGTACTTCGGTCCGAACGCTGACGTGCTACCTCGCTTGAATCCAAAGCCGGGCTTGACATACCGGCTGGAATCTGCTAAGCTCGTCCGTCACGATGGCGTACGAATCGAAGCAACCTACCGAATCGAAAGGACTCCCGATGCCCCGAGCAAGTGAAGCGCCCGCAGAGAATCAAGTTGTCAAGCTCCTGCTGATCGGCGACGGCAAGGGCGGCAAGACCTTCTATGCAGGACTCGCGGCCGAGCAGGGCTTCAACGTCCTCTACCTCGACGGTGACGTGGCCGCTCCCACGATTCAGCAATTGCCCCCCAAGGCCAAGGAGAACATCTACCTCCTGCCCGTGGGCGATCGTTCGAATCCCACGCTGTCTCATGACTACATCGACTTCATGGTCAAGTTCACCAGCGAGTCGAAGCTGATCTGGGACGACACCAACATGCGTACCGCCGACCGCAAGACCGATCTCTCCGACTCGGAAGTCTGGACGATCCACCCCGGACGACTCGATCACAATTGGATTTTGGTCATCGACTCGTGGACTTCGCTGGTTCAGTCCTGCATGTTGTGGGCGGCGCGCGAGCATGGAGTCGATCTGGCCGATACCAACTCCGCGCAGATGCGAAACGTCTATTCGTCGTCGGGCATGAAGCTCACGCAAATCCTCGTTATCATCCAGCGAATCAAGTGCAACGTCATTTGCATCGCTCACCCTGACGAGTACGTGAAGCAAAAGCGTCCCGAGGGGCAGAAGATGGGAAGCATTGCCGAGAAGGACATGGTGGTCGAGTGGACCAAGATGATTCCCAAGTCGTCGTCCAAGCCCCACGCCATGACGATGGCCAAGTTCTTCACCGACGTTGCATGGATGACCTCGAATCCTTCTGGCACCGAGCGGCAGCTTGACTTCCGACTCGACCCGTCCAAGATTTCTGGCGGTCACTTCAACGAGAAGAAGGCGATCGACGCCTACAGTTTTGCGAATCTGGTGAAAGCGATCGGTGGCTTCGTGCCTGCTGTTAACGCTCCCATCGATTCGGTCATCGAGATTGCGCCCCGTGGAACGTATGAGGCACCGGCTCCTGCCGCGAAGCTCACGCTCAATGGTGGCGCTAAGGATTCCACCCCGGCCAAGGTGGAAGTCGCTGCGAGTGGAGGGTCCAAAGGATTCGCTGCTCTCATCGGCAACAAGGCCAAGTAACGTAGCAACAACACAACGAAGGAATGATTCATGTCTGACTTTTCGCTCGCCGATCTCGCCGATCTGGACGTTACCGACATTCAGGAGATTCGATTCGAGACGCTCCCGCAGGGCATCTTCGATTTCGTGGTGAAGAATCCCAAGCTCGACGAGGGCACGAACAAGGATCAGGAGAAGATTTTCATCTTCACTTGCGACTGCAACGTGGAGGAAGTCGTGGCGGTTCTCGACTCCAACTCGGACTCGGACAAGCTGGTCGGCAAGACCTACAAGCAGCGCCAGAACATCGACCCGTCGAATCCCGAGGAAGGCATCGGCCGCATTCGCGCGTTCGGTTCGGACATCGGCATCGACTCGACCGGCAAGCTCGGCGACGTGGTGGCGCGTATGGACGAGACGCGATTCCGCAGCAAGATCGTTCACCAGAAGGACCGGGTCGATCCGTCGATCATCTACGCTCGGTTGCGCTTCGACAACAAGAAGTAACAGCGAGCTGGTGAGGGAGTGCGATTCCCTCACTTGCCCGGTAGCGAGCCAGCAAAGACTCCCTTCCGGGCAAGTGCCCACAACCTAAGGAGAGAATTATGAGCACCACCGAAGGCGCGATTCCCGACGAGAACGTCACCGAGGTCGAAGGCGGCACGGTCGTCAATGCGGACCAGGATGACTCGACGGACACCGAGACGGAGGAGGTTGTCGAAGCCGAGGATACCGACGAGTTGGACGCCGACAGCGCCCAGTAACTTTCGATCGCCGGCAATGGGTAGGTAGGGTTGATTCCCTACCTACCTACTCTTGAAGGAAAGTTGATGGCAGAGGTTAAGCTGCACAATGGAATGGTTGAAGGCGGTGAGCAGCCTCCGATTCCGCTGACGCGCTTCAATGCCACCATCTGGATCGAGACCAGCGCACAGGTTGAGATGACTCCCGAGCTGGTCATGCAAATCGAGAACGCAATTTGGGGATGCCTCCCCGCCGCCGAGGATGGCGATGTAGGATTCAGTTTGGTATGAGCACCTGCAAGATTCTTTTCTTCACGGACAAGTATAAGGTCAGCGTGGGCTACGAACCTGCGTTTACCAAGATGCTCAACAAGTCGGGAATCCGGCGCGGCGATGTAGTCACCGTCGATATCTACGGACTCGTTAAAGACCCGCTTCGTAAGTACGGCAACGAGACGACGTGGAAGTACGACAAGGATAAGGTTGACTCGATCCAGAATGCCTTTCGCAATCGAGTCAGCATCATCAAGCCGCAGCTCATTGTGGTTGCTGACCCCGCGTGCCTTTGCCTGTTCACTCGCGAGATTCGTATGGCCACCCTTGACAAGATGAGGGGCGGAGTCTACGAGTACGAGGGAATTCCCGTCGTTATCACCTACCCCATCACTGCGATTCACCAGAAGATCGACACTCGCATCGTCAAGAACGAGGATGGTGAGGAGGACTCGCAGCAACCCTACCGGGTGCAACAAGGCAATTGGATTCTTGGTCAAGATTGGGCTAAGGTCGGGAGATTCTTTCATGGCAAACAACGTAAGCTCCCACCGTTCGTCTACTCGATCTGCCGGACCATTGACGATTGCTTGGCGGCGGAGCGATTCCTCGCTGAATGTACGATTATCGCTGCGGATATCGAGACGGGTTGTTATCCGGCGCAAATCACTTGTTCAGGATATACTGGACTCGGACGCGATGGCACCGTCCGTTCGTTTGTTATACCTTTCTTTGACGAGTATGCGCCGGGTGGTGTATTCTGGGATTCGCCGACGGACCACGAAGCGGCTTACGTTATCATGCGGCGTATCAACGATCTCCCCGTTCTAAAGACCTTTCAGAACGGAGCGTATGATTGCGCCTACTCGATTCGTGACCGCGCGCCGTACCGTAATTATCTTCTTGACTCGATGTTGATGTGGTACTCGCTTTATAGTGAGCTTCCCAAGTCGCTGGACTTTATCTCGTCGATTCTTCTGGATAACTTCCAGTATTGGAAAGATGATATCAAAGGTCAGGAGGACGAAGGAATCAAGGGTGACATGGAAATGTACTGGCGCTACAATGCGCTGGACTGCTACTACACCCTCTTCAACACACTGTACCTCTTGCGACTCATGCAGTCCAATGAGCAGATGCAGTTCAACTATAATCAGGTTTTGCTTCGCAACTTCTCGGGTATGCAAATGTCCATGCGAGGAGTCAAAGCTGACTTCGCCCGCCGGGAAGAACACCGTCGTGACCTTGAGGCCGAGCGCGAGGATGCGCTGGACAAGTTTCGGTACATGATCGACGACCCCGAGTTCAACGTCGAGTCGCCTACCCAGAAGTCGGCCCTGCTGTATGACTTCCTCGGAGTCAGAGAGCGCAACTCTCGCGGCAGGTATGTCACGCCCGGTGCCAAGGGCAAAGCCGCGAGTCGTTCCTCGGGAGCCTTCGCGCTCAAGCTAGCCAAGACTGACCATCCATTCTTTCGACTCATCATTGAGGCGATGGAAGCGGCAATGGAACCGGGCAAGCAAATCTCCAACGTCTGCAACATGCCCCTGTTCACGGATCGATTCCGAACCGCCTACAATGCGGCGGGCACGGAGACTGAACGATTCAGTTCCAAGAAGTCAAACTTTTGGGACGGCGGCAACAGCCAGAATATTCGCAAGAAGTATCGTGACTGGCTGATTCCCGACGAGGGCAACATCTTCCTCGATATCGACTATTCGCAGAGCGATGACGTGTTCATGGCCTACGAATCTCAAGACCCTGACAAGATCGCGGTCGTCGAGTCGGGTAAGGATGGCCATGCGGTCAATGGTGAATTGTTCTTCGGCAAGACTTACGACTGGATCGTGAGCGGCAAGAAGGCAGGACTCGACGAGGTGGTTCATCCCATCTTTGGAATCCGACAGCTTGCCAAGAAGGTCGTTCATGGCACCAACTTCCAGATGGCTGCTATGACTCTTTACGTCACGATGGGTCGCGAGGCGGTTGTTGCTGCCGCGATTCTGCTTGGCTACCTTGATGCCGAGACATGGGATCAGGATCGACTCGTGCAGTTGTGCGGCATGTTGATGATGAAGTATCGCAAGAAGTATCGTCGACTCTCTGCCAAGGAGTTCTATGCGGAGATTGCCAAGCAGCTTCGGGAAACCTCCGTCATCACCAACGCCTTTGGTGTGGCCCGACGATTCCTGTCTGACGCCACCGATGGCGGGACTCAACGAGAAGCCACGGCCTTCATCGGGCAGAGTGATACCAGCAGCAACATGAATCGCGTGATGTACGAGGTGGATTGGGGCTATATTCCTGAGCGCTTTCGTGATGGCCTGAACCCAGACCGCAACGAGACGCCGCTCCGTATGACTCACGAGTCGCACGGCTTTCGCTTTCATCTTCAGGTTCATGACAACTTTCTGAGTCAGCTCGACCTTCGTCACCCGCGCTGGAAGGAAGCAGCCCATAACTTGTTGCATGTAATGAACCGCCCTGTCATCATTCACGGGAGGGAGGTTCGTATCCGCGCAGAGGCTGAAGTAGGACTCAAGTGGGGCAAGGGCATGTTGGAGTGGGATGGCCGCGACGTGCATGACCTTGATCGAATCGCAACTTCCCTTATGACCGCCAACAAACTAAAGGAGATTGCACGTGGCCAATGAATCCAGCATCGGCATTCAGCCGCTCGCCGACTACACCGGCGGCACGGGTGCCCAGAAGATCGACAAGCTGCTCGCGCTGTTGCCCAATCCTGACTCGAAGTCGTCCTCGGGTGCCATCGCGGGCGGCGGCTTTCTGGACGAGATCAGCCCGGCTGCGGTCGCGCAGATTCGTGTCGAGCTGACTGCCATGAAGGCCAGCTTCTGATTCATCGGGGGTGAGTCGTCATTGGCTCACCCCTACTTTTGCTAGGAATCGCGTAGTGAGTGACAAGGCTCAATACATCATTGGCATGAACGGCCCGCCCAAAGTAGGTAAGGATACCGTCGGCCTTTGCGTTCGGCATCTGTTGGATTCGGTCACGAGTCTTTCGACGCACGTGGACTGGTTGGCCCGCCCGATGCGGCAGATGGCCATGGGACTCGTGGGCCTGAACCCGAACGACTTCAACCTCTACAACGTCGAGAAGGACAAGCCGAACCAGTTGCTTCGTCGGGCCATTCGCAGCAGCAACACACAAGTCGAAGCCAACGATTCGTTGCGAGAGCTGATGATCGCCACCAGCGAGGAACTTATCAAGCCCCGCTATGGCTACGACTTCTGGGGCCGCAAGTTGATCTACGATCAGAAGTGGCTCGGACTCGGTTATCCCGGCATTTTGATCGTTCCTGACGTTGGCTTCTCGCAGGAGGTTGATGCCTTCGACGAGCTGGAAGGAGTCAAAACACTGATCGTACAGTTGGAGCGAAACGGCGTGGGCTGGGCAAACGACTCGCGTGACTACTGCTTCGGCAAGAACACGGAGCGGTTCGGCAACAACGGAACTCCGATGGATTGCGCGCGGCAGATTGTCACGCATATGACTCGGGAACTTGGCTGGTCATTCGACGAGGTAGCGTGATTCGTGGATGACTTCCAGTTCAACACGGCGTACCTGAACGACTATCTTGCTATGGTTGAGGACAGCGAGTCACCTCGCTTGTTCCATATCTGGCAGGCGGTGTTCAACATTAGCTGCTCGTTGGGCCGACGGTGCTGGTTTCCGTTCGGCCCAATGCAGCTGTACCCGAATCAATACGTTCTGCTCGTCGGCACTCCGGGGACTCGTAAGTCTACCGCAGCGTCGATGGGCAAACGAATCCTTAAGGCCAACACGGGAGTGCGAATGGCGCCCCAAGATACCGCAGGGCAGCGGCAAGGTTTGGTGACAGCCATGCAAGGCGAATCCCAAGCCGCCGAGTTTCTTAATGCCGCGAGGGTTGGGGGCAACAATGGTGACTCGCTAAGCCTCGCAGACATAGCCGAGATTACAAACGATCCCGCCGAGGAAACGGCACAGTTTGTAAGCGAGGCCGACAAGCATCATATGGCCGTCATTAGCGGTGAGTTTTCCCGATTCATTGGGCAAAACAATATCAGCATGTTGGACTTTTTGGCGACGATGTGGGACGGGGATGATTATGACTATCAGCTCAAAACCTCCAAGATCACGCTCAAGAATCCACTTCTTAACGTCTTGGGTTGCACGACTCCCACTTCGATCAGCCACTCCATGCCTCCTGCCGCCGGGGGCCAAGGATTCCTGTCCCGAGTCATTCTTGTCTACGGGGCAAAGAAGTACAAGTCAGTCCCACGTCCCGGAGTCCCACCGCAGGATATGGTGGACCGAGTTGGGGATCGAATCAAGTCCTGTTACTACGATTTGGCAGGACCATTCGACGAGACTCCTCAAGCCAGAGCCTATAGCGAGGGACTCTACGACTACAAGATTGATATCGCTGATTCGCGATTTGGCTACTATGCCGAGCGACGGTATACTCACCTCATTAAACTTGCCACCTGTTTGGCAGCAGCGGGAGGTCGCCGAATCGTTGAGAAGGACGATTTTGAGGAGGCTCACCGAATCCTTCGAGCCACCGAACAAGGAATGCCCGACGCGCTAGGCGAGTTTGGTATGAATCCTTTAGCGGTGGTCAAGCAGGAGATTCTTGAAGAGCTTCGTGGCGCTTTGGGTCCCATTCCCATGAACGCCCTAATTTCTATGTTCACCCGCGACGCTCGGAGTCACGACGTTGCCGAGGTGATTAACGACCTTAAGCGAGCCGGCCATATTCGTATGATACAAGGTACGGATGGCGGATTCAGCGTATCGGCCAACTTCAACAAGGCGTCTGTCGAGCAAGGAATGATGCGGATTTTGGCTAAGTTGGATAAAGTTAATGGCGATTCCTAAGTATGGCCATACTCACGGGCATGAACCTTGCGCTTGTTGCAACAAGAATCCTAGAGCTTTACCTCGACCATATTGCCGTGATTGCGAACGACTCAAGCGGGCGGCAAATAATCGGGGTCTAAGTGTTCGTCAGTATCGTGAATATTTTGACGAACAAAACGGCGAGTGCTACTTGTGTTTTAATCTTGCGACGGATTTAGACCACGACCATAGCACTGGAATCATAAGGAGGGCATTATGTAGAAGCTGTAATCGAATCATCGGGAATCTTGAAAACGGTACAAACCGGCAGCCCCGATCAGAGAAGTTTCACAATTACATTAAGACATGCGGAGACAGGTTATTATGACTCAAGGTTCATACAAGCAGCCGACCATCGGTGCGATGACCGACATCGAATCGCTCGCGCTCGGCCCAAATGCCGTCGTGACTCAGATCGCGTTCGTGTTCTTCCCGATCGCCGACCCGGAAACGGTTCTCGCGGAGACGGTGGTGCATCTGCCGATCGAGCCCCAGCTTACGTTGAAGCGGGAGATCAGCGCGCAGACTCTCATCTGGTGGATGGGGCAGTCCGACTCGGCGCGCAAGGAGTTCGAGCGCAACGAGGGTGAGGACTTCGAGGAATTGCCCTCGCTGCTGCGTCACGTGAATCGTAAGTTCGACGAGGTGACGGACGGGCAGGAGTACGAGCTGTTCTCGCGCGGCCCGCAGTTCGATATCGTCAACATCGAGTCGCTGATGACCAGCTGCGGCCTCAAGCCCGCGTGGCGCTACGATCGAGTCCGTGACCTCCGCACTCTGATGGCGCTGGCAGGGCTGCGCACCGGCGATGTGCCGCGTGACACGACTCGCTACCCCGAGCATCAGGCGCTGGCGGACTGCCACTACCAGATTCTGTGCTACGCGGAGTCGATTCGTGCGCTGCGGTCGCGGTCGTGAGCGAGCCTATGCGCTGGCACGGCTTGACTCGGGGCAATGTCCTCAAGTACGTGGCCAAGGACAAGCTGGTGTTTGCCACCACTGGCACTAAGCTCTACGCTGGACGAGTCAACGAGGTAACGGACACCTACGTCGAGCTACAGAACGGCAACGACAGGCAATACTTGTACCACGCCCAGCGCGCGATCAAGTTTACGGTGCTTGACGTTCCGCCGGGATTCGACCTGCGTATGGGCGACCCGGAGCTGGGACTCGACTAACCTACCTACCTACTAGGTAAGTTGAAGGGAGGGGCGTAGCATCCCCTCCCTTTTTTATTGCGCCACCATCATGTCCGAGTCGCTTTCCATCGGAGCTTCCTCATCCGCAACGGCTAGGCTTTCCGAGTACGGTATGGTCCCCTCGTCCTCGTCGATCGACACGCCAGCGTCAAGGAGTCGCACGGCGTAGCTCATCTTATCCGGCGACTTGAGGGACTCGTTTAGCTGGCGCTCGCTACGAGTTTCGGTCGCCGCTTCGTATTGACTCTTAAGCCAGCGCCGAGCGTCCGCCGGGTCGCCCCCACCCTCGATGTATTTTTCGAGAATCTTGGGCACGGCCTCAAAGTCACCTTTGCGGAATGCCGAACGAGTCGATTGCCGCATGATATCCATGCCCGAGAGACGAAGAGCCTGCTGATTCTTATTGGCATAGAACGCCTCGACGTCTTTAGCTTGCCGCATCGAGCGGACTCCGAGTCCCCGATACACCGTCTCCATCATCGAGAGATTGCTGCTCACCAGTTGCCCGATATCATCGGTATCGTTGCCGCCTGCGAGTCCTTCGACCATGCCAGCGATGGGCCGGTTTGGAATCATATTGGACAGCACCTCACCCAATTGAGTCGCCGTGAGGTGAGGGTTCTTGTCGCTGAACAGCTTGGCCGTGTTCCAGAGTCCCCCGAACACCTTCTGCGCCACCGTTACTGCCGGGGGTGCGTTGCCGATGATAGGAATCGCTGGCATCCTGAACGCCGTATCCGCGCGGGACGAAAGCGCAATGCCTTCTGCCCCGAACAGCTTGGGGATACTGCCAAGAGTCCCGTATGCCAGCAGGTCTCCGGTGGATTCTCCGAACTTAGCCTGAATCGATTCAAGTGGATCAACGTCACCCTTGCTGTGATCGAAGAACAACTGACTCGCCGCCGCCCAGCCCGGCACGGTGGTTGCTCCGAAGAGTCCTGCCTGCGTGGCATACTGTGTAGCGAGTGCTCCGTAGTCTCCGGTTTCGGCATAGCGAAAGATTCGCTGGTAGTAGTTGATGATGAACGACTGAAACAGCCCAATGGGGGCACCCAGCGCACCTTGAAATACCTCCGGGCGATTCGCAGGGTTGTAGTTGGCGATCATCTTATTGGCCATGTCGTGCGCGAAGGTGTGCTTAGCCTCCATGCCCTTGATGCCCATCTGCTCGGCCAGCTCGACTCCTACCATGTGGCCCCAGCTACGCGAGAAATCTTCCGACTTATCGGTTAGAATCGACATCCAGCCCGCGATGCCCTTCTCGTGAATCTTGGCACGAATCTTATTGCCCGCCGCCGCATGATCCGCCGCCTTGGTCTTGGAGCCTTCGAGGAAGAACGAATCCCAATCGGCCTTGGACTCGATCGCGCCAAACTGCCGCTGAAACTCCGCTACCTCCTGAGTCAGGAAGCCGTTGCGTCGCATGTAATCATAGTCGGCTTCGCTAGTCTTGTTCCATGCGCGACGAAAGCCTTTGTTCATGAGCTTGCCCATGTTCAGGACTCCGACCGCAGGACCCCCCTCGCGCGTGGGCGGCAGGACCGTTGCGATACCACCAACTCGTGCAGAGAATGCCTCCGCTGTCTCGCCCGCTTGCTGCTGCACATGACGAATCACAGACGGCATGGCATTGACCATACCCGAGAGATTCATGAGGGCCATCACGGGTTCCATGACTCGGAGCATGACGCTTGCCGTAAACTTGTTCATCTGCCCGGCAATCTCGGCTGCGCGCGGAGGCATACCGCCCATACCCTGACGTTCGGCGTACTCGGCGGCTGACTTGAACGGCATGTATTCGCCAAGGTGGCTGCTCAATGAGTCGAAGTCACGACGCGCCCCCTCACCCTTTGACCATGGCGCGCTCCTATCGATGAACGAGTTGGTTGCTGCCCAGACTCGTTGGTAGCCGGGGTGCATGGAAGCCAACATCTGATCGGCCTTGCCTTCGACCCAGTTGTAGAGTCCGCCGTAGAAGCTGCCTTTGCCATGCAACGGCGATTGCCCGGTCAGATTCTCGATGTACATATTGTGGACCGATTTGTACTTCTGGTCCGCCGACGGATTCGCATTGTTCCGGCTCATGGCCGTGGCGATGTTGGCTCGCGACTCGGAGTTCTTGAGCTGATCCTTGAACATGGTGGACAACACGTCCTGCGCATGATTCATATACTGATCGCGCACCGTGTTGAGAATACCCTCCACGCCCCGAAGATCAATCTCGCTACCCGCAAGGAGTCCTCGCTGCCGCTTGCCACCCTGAATGGCCGTGGTGCCGGGATCGATCATATCCATCTGCGCCCGATCCCAGATGTCTGCGAATCGCTTGATGTCCTCGCGCGTCCGAAAGCGGTAGCCGTTGAGTCCCTTCTCCTCGATCTGCTGCATGATCTTGGCCTGCTGCCGCGCAAAGTCGGACTCGGTATCCGCGATCACGCTCATGCCCCGTACGACATTCCCTTCGGCGTCCATTGTGAATCCGATGAACTTACCATTGAGATTCGACGGCGGTACGTACATCGGCAGCTTCTCGATCTGCTTGAGACTCTGCGCGGTTAGCAGTTTGTTCTTGTTGGTGCGAATCGATTCGGTCATGTTGCTGAATTGAGTCATGAACTCCATGCCAACATCATCCAGCACTACGTCTCGTCCATTTGCGCCACGCAACACCGCGCCCTCGGGCATGGCCTCGCCGAACATCTGCTGCCACCGCTCTTGATTCTGCTGGGTCGGCGCGAGGATGAACTTACGAACCTCCTGCCCATTATCCAACGATTCGAGAATGGTATCGACCTGCTTCTTCTTAACTTGCAAGTCCCAGCCCGGACGATAGGCGATGAACTGATTCAACAACAACTTGCTGCTGGCCGCGCGGGGCGAGTCGAGTCGCTGTACCACGTCCTGCAAGCCCATGGCTTCTCGCTGGAAGTTGTCTCGCGCGAGCCTCTGGACCATCTGCTGAATCCGGCTGGCGGCGAGCAGCGTCTTGTTGTCGCGCGCGATCCAGTCTTGATTCTTGAGCCCCTTGATCGCAGCCCCACCCGGCGTTAGGTGATTCGACCCAAGAACGCTGCCCTGAATCTGGGGCTCCATTAGCTCGTTCGTGCGGGCAACGGCATCCAGCTCACTCGACGAGTAGATTCCCTTGCTGATTTGCGCCGTAAGGTCATCGCCTTCGATCAAACGATTCACCATATACTCGCGCTGCGCTGCCATGCGGTCAGCCAGGTCGTCGGGACTCCACTTGACCTCGTTGAGTGGGCGTGAGTACATCAGCACAGGCTTGGTCGGATTCCCCGCCTCATCCATCATGTAGAAGAAGCTGTTGCCACCGAGGTCCTTGAAGTCCGTAGGGGTAGTGGGAGCGAAATCACCGATTCGTTTGACATCGGACGCACCTTTCATCAGGTCCGAGTAGGTCATATTGCGAATCTCGTCCGGCGACCAGTTGCTCGCGCCACGCAAAAGCTGCTCGACGGGATGTTCGTCGGTGCCCAGAATCGCTCGCTCGTAGGCCGTCAGCTTGGGCAGGTTGAGCCTGACTCGCAGCTTGCTGGCTTCCACCGCCGGGTCGTACTCGTTACCCTTGCGCGCCTCGACCGACTTCTTCATCTGACCTTTGCGCGACTCAGACTTGAGCACCTCTGCTTTTTGAGCGAAGGACTCAACCATAGCTTGCTCGCGCGTCATGCCCGCCGGATAAGCGATTTTGGTGTTGGGATTCTTACGCTGCAGCTGCTCGGCAAGATCGAGCTGAAACCACGTCGGCTTCTGGGGCAGGGAGATATCCAGCGCCGTCGATTCGGAATGCTTGAGCAGCTTGTTCCCGAGGCGATAGAGCCGCAGCATGTCGAAGTGATCGGCTTTGGCGAGGTCACGATTCGCAGGTAGGTAGGTTTGCAGATTGGTGTCCAACCCCACGCGGCCCGTGATATGCTCGGCTTCCGTCTCAAAAAGAGTCGTTTTGTCGTCGATCTTCTTGCCCGGAGCAATCGTCGGTTCGACCCACTCATCCAGTGCGCGCAAGTCAGAAAGAGTCGCACGCTCACCGTCGATCAGTGGCTGTGGAATAAACTGTTGCTTCCACTTGTAACGACGAATGAATCCTTCGGCCCTCTCGAAGTCAAACTTGGGATCACCAGCTTCGATCGCGTTGTCGATCTCTTCCTGCTTCTGGCGGAGCAGTTCAGTGATTCGATTCTCACGGCCCTGATGCGTCACGAGCGCCATCTGCCCGTCTGGAACGACTCCGATTTCCTCGATGCCATGAAAGCCGGCGGGATCACGAGTCATAACCTGGTCGATATGGTTCATGGCGCCCGACGAATTGGCGGTTTTGTTGCCGAATCGCGTGGCACCGTTGCCCTCGACGCCCTTGGTCGTGACCTTCTGAATCTCCTCGCGAGCCAGTTGAAAGTGCTGCGTGGCGAGTCGATCCCGATTAGCAAACAAGCCCTGCCCGCCGATCGTTCCCTCCGTTGGCGTTGACCTCGCGCTCTTGGCGTTGGTCAAAAGACTCGTTACTTCGTCCGTAAATGCGCCGCCAAGAAAGCCCTGACCCGCCGGAAGGTCGCTGATGCCAGCAAACGACTTGCCTTCGAGCTTGCGTCCGAAGAGTCCGACTCGTGCACTCTCTTCTCCGGCGGGATCGAGGGCGTTGGCATAGGTCCTCCTAATGTAGTCGCTGTTAACGAACTTGCGCGCGGAGTACCTTGTAGCCGCCGCGTCGAAGGCACCCGGAATCGCCAGACCAGCGGCCATCCACATGATGTTGTGCGACATATCATCGCTGTAGAGGAAGCCATTCTGGTTGAGCGTGACTCCCATGATGGCCTCGGTCACGGCAGCGTTGCGAGTCGTCCGCAGAACCCCCGTGCTAACCGCGCTACGCAGCGCAGCCTTGCGAGTGATTTCCCGCCCGGCCATGAGGCTGTTGGCAAAGAGTCCTTCGGTTGGGCGCACCACGGAACCCACGAACTGCTCGGCTCCCAGCGCACCCCGCTTGGCAAGAGTCGTGTCTACCGCTCGCAGCGTCCGCATCGCGCCTTCGTAGCGCGTATCCAGAGTCGCAATGCGTCGCGCCCACGGCAGAGTCTTGAGCCCCTGCATAAGTGCCCCGGCAGGAGCGGTGACACGACGGCTTACCAGCTCGGCAGCGATGACACCAGCGATTCCTGACCCGACTTCGATCGCACCCTTGTTGTCCTGATAAAAGTCGGTCAGGTTGGGCGAGTCGACAGCCCGCAGCATGGCGCTGTTGAAGTCACCCCGCTCGATGCCCAGTGACCGACTCACAACAGGAATCGACGAGGCCACGGTATCCACGAGGTCAAAGACGCTGCCCCCGATCACACCAGCGGTCGTGGCAAAGACTCCTCGATCCTGCCGAGTTGTCGCGGCGGCCGCCCGTTGCAGGTCCGCGTTGTTCGCGTTGCCCATGGCCATGCGATTCGTGCTGGAACCTGCCAGCGGCTGCGAGGGAAGAATCGGCATTTAGTCCTCCGGGGTGTAGGTGGCGAAACGATCGATCGTCTCGTCCGTGATTTTGGTGTACTCGGTGAACTTAGGTATCACCTTGCGTCGAATCGCTTCGGCCTGCGGATCATTGAGTTTGGTGCCGGTTAGCGCACGTTGCAGCATGAAGAACTCCGACTCGTTCTCCCCGCCCATAGCGCCGGTGGCCTCGGTGGACGACCCGTACATGCCGCTCGACAGATTGTTTTCCCAGCGATTCGTCGGAACCTGCGCGGTGATTGCCTTGAAGAGCAGCTCTTCCTCGGCTTTTGTCACGTCAGGGATCGCCCCAAGAATCGTACGGAACCGCAGCTTAGGATCGGAGCCATAGCGATTGGTCTGTGCGACTCGCTCTTGCCCCTGCATTCCCTTCATTACGTGGTAGCTCTGACGAACCGCCTTGCCGAATTGCCCGACATTGGCCGCCATACTTCCGCCCGACGCACTCGATGCCACGTAGTCTCCGAATCCCATCTGGCCCTGCGCCGAGCTGATCCTCGCTGCCGAATCTGCGAATCGATCGTTAGCGAGCAGATTGCTGTAGACATCGCCAGCCGCAAACCTTCCGATCTTGGGATGTGTGGCGTCGAGGTGTTGCATGGTGGCCTGCATCTGAAGAGTCGATACTGCCGTCTCCCAGTCCGCATACGACCTGCCTTGCGCGTTCTCCTTGGCCTTTGCCCAGATTGGCGACGACTCGCCGGACGAGAACATCAACTTAGCCTCATCCGGCGTGATGCCCAGATCGGTAGCGACTCGTTGGAACCCCCGTTGATCGCCGATTGCCTGTGCCTGTTGCAAAACATCGGGCTGAAGATTCTGGCCAAGATGACCGATCTGCTTGGCGATTGCGGGTGCGTTGTCCATAACGTAGTTGAACTGCGCCTGCGAGTACGCCTGACCTACCTTGTTGGTGATTCGGCGAACCAGCTCTGCTTCCTTTTCCTTGGCATTTTGCTTGCCGCCACCAAGGAACGCCATGGCCTGACTCGTGCCGCCATTTTCACGGTCGAATGCAGCTACCTCTTCCTGCGCAGCCTGGTATGCAGCCGCAGCCTCGGGACTCACCTTGCCACCGAACCGCTGCCCGCCGCGCACCATCGCGATAAAGCCCCGCGCCGAGTCCTCTCCATTGAGCGGAGTCCCGGAAAGAAATGCCTTGGCCAGCGGCACGAGCGGCTTGTTATTGCCCGCCCATTGACTCGCAATGCCGTCGATGACTCCCTGCCGTTGCTTGGCCATCTCGGCGAGTCGAGGCTGAAACTGCGCGGCCACCTGATCCTGTGTGCCATTGGCTGCTGCCGCACGAATCTTCTCGCGCATGGCGTTGACTTCGGGAGCCTGCGCGTTGATGATTGCCTGCAAGCCGTCAGCCTTGGCACCAGTCATCTGAAACGCTCGCATGGCCCCAACTTGAGTCGCTGTGCCGATGCTCTGAGCAGTTGTCTCAAAGAGTTGAACGCCTCCCTGATTCATAGTGCCCTGCACCATCAGCTGGTCGCGCCCCATCGCACTCTGCAAACCAGCTCCGAGTCGATCCAGCGGCAATTGCTGCCCACCGAACTTACCTCCCTCGTTGATGGCCTGACGAATCTGGGCCGTGGTCATGCCTCCGATCAGCTTGTCGACCGACTCATCCCGAAACCTCATCGCCGCTTGACTCGCGTTCATACGAGTCACTTCCGTCGACAGAGCAACCTGCTGAAGCTGCAGGTCTTGCTCCCCGTACTTCTTGCCAAGAGTCAGAAGCTGGCCCTCGGTGAACTTCGCGCCGTTGACCGTGACCGTACCGTCGGACGACGCCTTGGCTTGATTCAGTGCCGACGTTACCTGACCAGGAGTCATCTGGGAAGCCACCTCGTCCGAAAGCCGAAGCCGCATGGCACGAACATTCTGATCGGCTTCCAGCCCAGCCATGTCACGATTCAGAATGGCATCGCCGAACGCCAGCGACTTGGCCGCCAGCTCGATTCCCTGCAAGCTGGAGTTTTGCTCCAAGACGTTGAGTGCCGTCTGACCTTGATGGGAAGCATCGACGATTCGCATGAGGTTTTGCTGCGCGCCCATAATCATTTCATATTGCCCGGCGGCAGCGGTGACTTGCGCGTCGATTCCTCCCTCGACCGACTTGAGGTGATCCTCGTCGTAGGTGGCGTCGAACAGGGACTTGAAGCCCTTGACTAGCGGGTTCATCCGAGTCAGTTCGGCTCGCCGTTCGGCCACCACACTCTTCTGGGCAAAGAGTGGCTTGACGTGATCCAGCAGCGCGGTGGTCTGACTCGCCTGCTCGTTGAGGACGTTATCGACTCGTTCGTTGCGGGCTTCCTGTACACGAATCGCTTCCTGCGACAGTCCCTGCAATTGCCCGATCGCGCTGGTTAGTACCGAATCCGCTTCCCTCGCCCGAGTTTGCACACGATTCACGTCATCACTGATTGTGCCCGCCGCCTGATTAGGGTTCTGAATCTCGCTGACGATTCCGCCACCCTGCTCGCTTCGCCCCTGATCGCGTAGCACGTCTGGAATCGTAACATTCGGCAGATTGGGGTTCGTTGCCACGCCTGTTCCTCCCGAGCTTCCGCCCGCACCAACATATTCACGACCATGGGGGCCGAGTCCCTGTACCCAATTGTCACCATGCTGACGAATCGCGCGGTCCACGTTGCCGGTGCCAGAATGGTACGCCGCCTTGGCTTTCCGCAGATCGCCCTTGTAGTATTGATTCAGGTCGCCCTGATGAAGATCCCCGAGCTGGAGATTGTAGTCGCGGTCATTCATCAGCCGCGCCTCATCCCACGGAATCCCGTGCCGCTTGGCGGTTTCCCTCGCAGTTGCGACCTGAATCTGACTCACGCCGTAGGCTCGCTCGCTTGGCTTGGGCATGGACCCGTCGCGATACTTGCCCACCAGAGTCTTGCCGCTGGCGTCCTTTTGCTTGCCGCCCGACTCTTGCCGAATCTGTTCTTCTGGCAAGTTAGTTGGCTTGTACCCCGCCGCCGCTGCCGCCATGAATCCGTTAAGTATGCTCATTCTATAGCCCCAAGCTGACGCCGCCACCCTTCTTGGTGTTGGTTCCGACGACCGTACCCGACGATTGATTCGTGCTGGCGATCAACTGGTTGATGATCTCCTCCACGGTCTGCGCGGTTTTGACGGTTTGGTCGGTGGTTTGAGTCCCGGATTCGACCGTGTTGGTTGTGGTGCCGCCCGTCGACGCCTCGGTGTTGGCGGTCTGCTGCGTGGTTTGGGACTCGCCGCCCTTGATGCTGTTCAGAAACTGCGCAAGAGCATTGGTTTCGCTCGTGCCGATACCCGCGATCGTCCCCGCGCGCTGATTCATAATGCCTTGCGCGGTCTGTGTTGCTTGGGCCTGCACACCTGCCAGATTCGCCGCCGTCTCGTTCGCCATCTTATTCTGCAAAAGCGCAGCCGCCGAGTTCTCGTTGGTGTTGCCGCCGACCAGCCCCACGATGCCACGAATCGTTTCACCCAGCTTGGTTTCGCCCGAGGACCTTGCCGCGCGCATCGTCGACTCGATGAACTGTTCCGGGTCGAAATCGCCAAGTGCGCCCATCGCTGTTCCGCCGTCCGCCTTGGACGAAAGAATCTTGTTGATGAACTGACTGGCGCCGTCCGCAATCGAGTCAAGAACGCCCGCGCCGAATCCGGTTGTGCCACCCGTTACAACTTGAGTGCCGGTGGTGGCCTGATTCGTGCCGGAGGTTTGGGTCCCCGTGTTGGTCGACGAGTTGGTGCCCGTCGTGGATTGAGTCCCGGACGTGGTACTGGTGTTGGTGCCGGTCTGGGATTGAGTCCCGGTCTCGGTCTTGTTGGCAGTCTCCTTGGACTTGCTCTTGTTGGTGCCGAAGCTAAGGCCGAATGCCATGAATCAATTCCCCTTCATGATGTAGCAGAGGGCATAGTACGGCTGCACCACCTCCAGCTCATCGACTGTGATTAGGTGCGAGTGAGCGCCACCCAGCTCTTGAGTCAGGTCATGCGTGTGAGGCATACCTCCGCCAACTTGCGTGGTCTTGCCCTCACGAGTCCCGTTGCTGCTGTTGCCGTCGATCGAGTTCGCCAAGCCCGGCACCGCTGGGACTCCGCCATGATTAAACAGGTTGTCGTTCTTGTCAACGACTCCGTTCATATGCTCATGCTGCGGAATCTGCTCGATGGTCAAAGTTGTCTCACCAACCGTGCCTTCGTGCGTATGCGCACCACTCTCGCTCATCGATAGCTCAAGAGTCACGCTACCCGGCGCGCTGTCACCAACAGCTAAAGTCCCACCCGCGCCCACAACGAATCGGTCGCGAAGATCAGGAGTGCCGTTGGCCCCGTTGCATAGCCGGAATCCCGTGGGAATCGCATTGGCTGCCCCCGACCAAAGTAGAATGCAGCCAACGGGAACCAACCGCAGTCGAATCACTTCCTCCAACCAAGCCAGTTTTACTTGGTTCGCGGCGAGAGTGAGATTGCCGCCAGAAGTATCAACCGAGCCAGTGTGCTTGCCGGTAGAGTCGCCGGTAAGATTACCAGTGACATTGCCAGTAACGTCTCCATCCAAGTCACCGATGAATCCCCCCTTCCCCTGAACCATCTGCGTAAACTCATGGTCCCCCGACCACTTATGACTCGACTTAACCTCGGCAGCTAGGGACGCCTTCGGGTTGCCATCGTAACCCTTGGGATTCGTAAGCACGAGGCTATCGGTGTTTACCTCGATCGTGCGAACACGATAGTCACTGGGTCCGCGACGTACCAGGAATCCTTTCTCCTGTGGCTCGAAGCCAAGTAGCCCATCAAGCTCTTGACTCCGGGGCTGATACCGCTCGTCCGCATTGGCTCCCGAGTAGAACCTCCGCCCACCGACAGTTGCGCCGTCGTCCAGAATCAAATCCCAGTTCGACTCATCGACTCGCAGCTCTCCCGGCAGCCCGACGAACTTTCGAGCTACGTCGTAGATTTGCCGAAGGAGTTGCAGAGCCATTAGAGGAGTCGTCCCGCGCTGACAGCCGTGAGTTCAAGAGTCCGTAGATGAAAGGCTTCCCCGACCTCTCCGGCTCCTACCTCAATAATGTGCCAGATTCCCACCGCCGAACAAGAGTAATGTCGCGCAGCTTTGCTGAATCCAACCACCACGGGGGTTACAGGCTCGCCAAACATCGTCACACCATCCACTGTGGGCAGAATCGTGAGCGAGTGATTGACGTAGTTGATTTCCTGAAAGCCATAATACGCCGACTCGTCAGGATTGTTGAAGTCCTGCGCGGGCGGGGGCGCCAGTGAATAGTTGTCGGCACTACGAGTCGTCGGTCCAGTTGCGTTCGAGCGAACAAGAACCTGCGTAATCTCCGAAAGCTCGTCGTGCGACATTTCTTTGGTTGAGCGGAACAGCCCTATCTGGACTCGTGCGTTAAGCGGCATTAGGCTGGGGGCCAAGACGGCGTTGGCATTCGTGAGGTAGTATCCCGCCCGCCCTGCCTTGGCAGGAATCGTACCCAGCGTCAAGCTACTCGAAAGAACGGTTCCCTCGTCCCCGCCGAGATAGTGAAACGGCTTCTGAATCGTAGGGTAGTGAAGGTCTGTAGTTCGATTGGACGGTACACTCTCCCGACTCCCTGTTGGAAGCCAGACTCGTGCTCGACGTTCCGCATCGACAAAGCCGAAATAATCGTCCAGCCGGTCTCCCGATCCGATGCGGAATGGCAAAATCCCATAGTGCGACTCATTAAACTGACCCCATTTTTGCGTGGGAGGGTAAAGCACAAACGACTTCTCGTAGAGAGGGTCATACCGACTGAACGAGAAGCTAAGGTAAAGGAGTCGCTGTAGCTCGTCCCATTCCAATCCTACATTGTCCTCAAGATTGAGCTGATTCTCCTGAAGAAAGCCAATCAGGAACTCGTTGAAGAGCTGCGCGAAAGGCTGTGGTGCCTCACCCGCGCTGGCAAAGAGTCCTCGCTCATCGAGAATGACGACGGTGTTGTCATCCTGCTTGAAGATGCAGAACGAATTGATCGGACGATATTCCGTGTTGAGTGCGCGGTGCCGATAGACCTCTTGATCCCCGGTGTATTCGCTCCGAAGGACTCCGCCAGTAGTCCATGTCAGGACTCCGCGCGCATAGCTCGTGACCATGATGGGGTAGCCTGGGACTCGTGCCGCGAGCTTCTGGAACCCTGCGCCACCTAGCTTGGGCTCGAAGTTTGTGCCATCGCTGGGGTCACTCCAAAACAAGAACTCGGGCGTTACGGCTAGGAGTCGCCCGTTATCCACACAGATCGCGAGGGCATCCGTGGGCGTACCTTCCGTGTTGAGCACAAACGCCTGATCGGAGTCGAGGCCATACGCGATGATTCCAACCTGCGGACGGCAGAAGTACATGACTCCTGACAGAAACCCATAGGTCCAGCGGTAAGGCTGGCTCGAAGTATCGTCGGTAACGTATACGACTCGCCAGCCACCCAAGTCCTCCCTCCACTCAAGAATGCCCTTGGTGGTGAAGGTAAAGACTCGGTCACCCGACCGCAGCTTGAGCCTCACGCCCTGCACCTGCTCGCAATCCACCAGCTTGTGCGACAACAGCAGCCGATTCCCAAAGGCACTCTTGGGACCGATCGCGTCGAAGATGTAGTTGTCCCCGTTCAGGACAAACTGCTCTCCGCTACGAGTCGGATCGACCGCAGGCGTGAGCCCCTTTACGTCGGCAAGGCGGTAGACTTCGCTCATGGCTTACCTTCCGTAGATGCGATACTTGAACCGGCGATCGGCCTGAATCGTGTCAGGAGTGATCGTGAGGTCTCCGGGCATCGCGCTAGACAATGCAAACACCGGACCTTCACGACTCACTGACTCGGTGGTAAGCATCAAGCGGCGAACTGGCTTGTCGAAGTTGCCCCCAACCGCAGCCCATTCCAGCCAACCCGACTCGAACCATGGCTCCCCGTTCAGCGTGCCCTCGCTGGGCCAGCCGACGGAGCTGCGTTGAATCTCTTGGCGCGCGTAACCGAACGCGAAATTCGGCTCCACGCAGTCCTCCATAAGAAGCTCGGGGTCCGGCATGGCGTCAACGAGTCCGACAAAGAACTCGGTGTCGATGTTGCAAAGTGCGGCGGCCAGCACTGTCCTCGCGCCGAAAAGCGTGATGTTGTTCGGAATCACCAAACCATCCGCCCGAATAAACTCACCCCGTAGCATCTTACGACTCCTTAGTTAGGGCACTTGGAGAGTTGAGCTAGACTGACTCGAATGGCTCCGATTGCTGCCTCGCGCGCCACCGAGTCGATAATGGACTCGGCACGGAACAGCGCGATATTGAGTCCCAGCCGAGTCTCGGGTGCTTTCGAGCAAAGGATGGGTTGCACCGCCATCATGGTCGTGCAGCCGCTCATCATCAGAGTCGCCAGAAACACCACAATGACCGTGACGAACCAAGGCGATTCGAGCCGATTCCGCTGGTAGCCCGGAAACAATGGCGGCAGCGGGGACGTTTCGTTCATCTCCTGAGTCAATTCCTCGACCTTGGTGACGGTTCGCTGCTCTATGACCTGTCGTGCGAGATCGGCTTGCGAACAGCCATTGGTGACTCGATTCGAGAGGTAGAGCCCAAGAACCTTGGACACCTTACGAACGAATCCCCAGAACCCTACAGCGTCGTCGGGGATTGCCCGGCCGAGGAAGTTGAAAAGAAAGACCGCCATCGGAATCAACAACGCAATCAGCGCTGGATCGATTCCAATGGCGGCCGCATACTGGTGTAAAATGTTGTCCACGAATCGTAACCTCCCTACCACCCCGCATCGGGCTAACCAACGGTAGTGCGAGTTAGCATTACGATCCATAGTTATTCAGCTTCAGCTTTGACTCAACGTCCAGTGACCGTAGTTACCGACGAGTCGAAACGGGTATTCGGCGCACACCAGGAAGATTCCGGCAAACGCAGGCTTTCCACCAAAGTAGGTGTCGGCGGTATCCTGCGCCATAAGAATCCATACCTTTCCCTCTACTGACACTTCAAAGTAGGTGATTCCAGCGGCGGCATCATACCGGATTCTAAACCAGTTAGGCGGCGCGCTAGCCCAAACTATGAGAGTTTCGAGTCCATCATAGCCAACATTACTGAATCGAACGTGATGCAGCCTCTCCCGTGTGTCCCAGCCCCAAGTAAGCTGCTTGGTTTTGCCGGCGTTTTGGGTTATGATTCCTACGTTTGCGAACCGATTCGGCGAGCCAAGCATCTGATAATCGATGCGAGCAGTCGCAGTCCAATCTGCGTTAGGATTCGGGATGGCCTGCGATCTCCCACTTACCACCGGGGAAGGACCATCTGCGTACATTATGAGGCCATCATACGAGTCCTGGATGTACTGAAGGGGGTTCCCGAAAAGCTCGGGGAGTTCAGCAAGAATCGGGGGGTCGAACCAAGGTGGAGTGCTGCTGCCACCTCCACCAACCGACTCGGCTGCCCATGCACCATCTTTGCGAACGTACCCTACACCATCCTCGGGAGCCTCCTCGATGCCAGCGGCTTGCGACTCGATGGCTACCCACGCCCCATCCTTACGCGCATATTGTGTGCCGTCGCTGGGTGCGTCCGGGATTCCTGCTTCGGAGGGCTCGTACAAGACCCACTCACCGTTGGTGCGCAGGTACAATTCACTACCTTCTGGGGCGTCAGCGAATCCCTCGCCAATGGCCTCCCAGAGTTCGGAGTCCCAGTTGTACCTATACAGCTTCGACTCATCCTCTGCTTGAAAAAAGCAAAGAGCACCCTCTAGCCCCAACGGCACCAACGGACGATCAGCTAGGAGTCCGCTATCCAAGTAGCTGGTCAGAAGGCCGGTCATAGAGGAGTCTCCACAAAAACTAGATTGCCATCAGAGGTGTAGATAAGCTGCGGTGGAATCCCACCATCAACCATTGGAATCAGCGAAGTCTTGGGCGTGGTTTGAAGCTGGGCTACCGCGTACGCCAGTTGATCCATGAGTCCTGCGAGCCCGGCCGCTTTCTGCGCGGTTCTTTCGGCTGATTCAGCGCGCTCTTGGGCACGTGTAATGAGCTGCCGGAGTGCCCGATTGAGGGTTTCATTGTCCTCACGAGTCGTCTGCAATAACCCATCGAAGCCTCCATCTTTTTCCAGAGTCTTGAGCCGAGTCAGAATGTCCGGAATGTCATTGGTCCCGATGCCCTCAACCCTCTGGGAGAGCAGTTCGAGTCCTTCCATGACCTTGGTAAGCCCGGAAGTCAGCCCCGGCAAATCATACTCATTGAGCGATTCCTGAACGGTTTGTAGGTCCGCAAGAATCCCCTCAAACTCCGATCCCAGACGTGCTCGTAGCGACTCAAAGCTGGGTCCCTCTATGTCGATGTAAGCGCAACCAATATCAAGCTGATGTTGCAAGGCATGGACTCGGTTAACCGGCCCTCGCGCGCGCATGAGGATTCGACCTTGCCCCTTGGCTACAGTTTCAAAGCCAGTCCAAACTAGCTCGTCGTTGACCTCCAGCTCGATGCCGGTTTCTAAAAGAATCGGAGCATGATTGGCACCTTGAGTCAGCACCCACCCGTACCATCCCGCGGGCGGAACCTTGTAGCTGCCAAGAATGCCAATGACCGAATCCGAGTCAGACTGGTCTAGGTCGTTTGTGACAACCCAGTCCACCTTCTGACTCGACTTTGGTCTCCCGACTGGACCATTTAACCAGCCGGGAGTTCTGAATCTACCGAACTGCACGTACCTGGCCAGAATCAGGCCATGGTCATCGTGGTAGAATCGGCCTAAGCTGCCAAGCGTAAACTGGCGCTCTGGACCGACCTTTGTCAGTAGCTCCCAAGGGAACGTAGAGTCGCCCGCTTGAGTAGTGTTGTGTTGCTCGCGCTGAATCTCAACCTGCTCGCGCATGAAGTCATAGAGTACGGGGTCAATGTCCTCAATTTCTTCGGGCAACGAGGGCCGGTAAGGATTCAATTCGCGGATTAAAACCTCTTGCCTTTGATTCACAACAGGCTGGGGCGGGGCTGCTTCTTCGACGCTCATAAGGCACTGAACTTGAGCAAACGTCACACGAATCGGAAGCGTCTTATCCGACATTTGCAGCTGCACTTGTGCACGAGTCGCCCGAACCGGGTAGGACCTGTCAGAGAGCTGCAACTGCACTTGAGCGCGACTGACCCGCATTGGCGAGTCGGCGCTCAAAGCAACATATGCCTGAAGTCGAGTGACCCGGTGAGTCATTACACGCCCGGCTCTTCCGGCATCACCAACTCATAGCCCATCTTCAGATTGTTGACTTTGGCCTTGGTCCAGGGACTCCCGTCTGGGGCCGTCAATGCCAGGGTACGATTCCACGTGTAATCTGTGGTTAGATTGTAGCCCGGCGTTGCAGCATCCAGCCCATCGAGGTTGAGCAGGTTACGAATCGTTCGCGTACCACTGTCCTCCTTGCGGGCCGCCGTGATTAGGCCAACCGCATGAATCGTCACGGGATTAACATCGACTTGAGTCATGTTGAACAAATCCCGTGCACCCTCAACCGCAGAGAAGTTGTAGGTAGCATCGTTATCCGTCGAGTCGTCGTCGATGTTACCAAAGTTGCTCGGGCCAGCCGATCTTTCAAAATCCACGTCAAAGTCCGAGACGGCTTCCAGCAGAAGAATACGTGATTCTCCGAGTCGAGTTGCTTGGTTGCTCATGCAATACATGTCGTCGTACTGCTGAATTCCCGAGTTGGCGATGACCGTCAAGCAGAATCGAGTGATGTTGCCATCCTCTTGCGACTTGGTATCGCCCACGAACTCGAACTGTTGCTCGCCGTCTATATAGACTCGGATGTACCCGTTAGCATCTGCGATCAACAACTCGACCTCGATGTAATGCCAAGTGTTGGATGCCATGAGTCGAGGGCAAACACCCTTGACTTGCCCGGCATCATTCTTACCCAGACTCGCCTTGACCTCGCCGTACCCGGTGACGTTGAGCGAGAACAGCGTCTGCTCGGCGCTATTGTGGAGTCGAATGATGTCAGGCCCCGGATTTATGTTTGACCTTGAGCCCACGTTGGGGAGTCGGCAAGCGAATCCGAACGCCTTTTGGGCAGACGCCGGTACGATTCGCGCGCTACGACCTTCACCGAGCGAGTTAGGTGGGCCAAAGAGTTGGTAGGCTTTGCCGGGTGCGAATCGTCCGTCCACCAATCCTCGTGGCTGCTCTTCCTGCGAGCCAAAAGTAATCCACGTTGAGTGAACTCCGACTCCATTGGTGTTGAGACCATTGGGATAATAGTCGAATCCCTCAACGAAGTCGAACGTACCCATTTATACCCCCATCAACCTACGATGCGCCCGCATTTGCCGCGCTACCTTGTCACTAACGATTCGCTCCGCAGTTGGTCTGTCAACCCGCTGCTTCCTCATTGTCATTTCGACCAGCATTTGATCGAGTCGAGCGTTGAGGCTTTCTACGCGTCGGGCTGACGTCGAAAAGCTCCGCGGGAATATCGAGCGAAGATTCATCTCGTTCTACCATCCTTATTTTGGTGAAGTACTGGATGATGTGAATCACCAGATCGCTGTACCGTTTTCTTTCCCGGACCTCTCGGAACATCATAAAGATGAAGAGAATCCACCCGAGTCCGAAAATACCCCCCTCACCTACCAGCTTAGCTACAGATGCCGCACTGATTCCGTCCATCCCGTTCAGCCTCCAAGGGTCGGCAACTCGCTCAACCAGACTCCCTGACGCAGCTGCTGATACAGACTGTACGCGGTACGCTGGCGATCTTGGTCGCTGACTCGTTTGTATATCTTGGCTCGCAGACCTTCAAGAAGGACGTCGGACCATCGCATAATCAGCCAATTGGTGCAAGCGAGTCGCGCCAACTCTCTAGCTTCTTCGGTGACGACATCCGCCCGGTAGGTCCAACCCAACTCATCGTCGAAACTGGCCGGACGAATCGCCGGGGGATGATACTTGTGGCGGCGAGGGAACTCATGATATCCCAATTGAATTCGAGACCCTGCTGCTCCGAAGCCACTGAAGGCATACGAGCCACCGACTGAATAATGGAAAAGATCGCCCACGCTGATTCCGCGGCCAGGCACCTTTTCTTTCGACCAGTTGTCGCCGTCACTCCGATAAACATCGGGGTAGCGCACTGCACTGAGTCGTTGAAAGATAGCAGGGTTGGGAATATCCCACGTCGCCGACTCACTCAACGCGATGAACTGGAACTCCTTGAAGTTGCTCCGGTACAGCAGCGGCGCATTCAGATCAGGACGGAAGTGCATCTCCCGAATCGTCTGATTGGCGTAAGTGACGATCTCCGCCAGCATATCAGGGCGCTTGCACTCCTGAATCGCCGCATCGATCAACTGGCTGAACGTAGTCATTCCCAACCCTTCCGTCGAGTCGATTACTGCTGCTTGACTTCGACGGCGTCGTTGTTGTCGCCCTGAGTCTTGGCGTGACCGATATCCTTGTCGCCGACCAGCCGGGCCTCGCCGATGGTCATGGACTGCCGACCTACCGAGGAATCGGTGGCGCCGGTGATGCTCGGCTCGGGGACGCGAACCAGCAGCTCGGCTGCCTTGACATCGATCTTCTTGATCTTCGACTTCTCGCCCGCCGGGAGTCGATCGAGCATCTTCTCGAACTCCTCGACCTCATCGCCTTCAAGCGACAGAATCGAGTTGGCGAACTGGAAGCGGCCCAGTTTGAATCGCGAGATCGGGTGCGACGAGAAGATGGTCTTGCCACCATTCAGCGACTCGCCCGTGACGATCTTGGCCGGCGCGACGGAGAGGGGCTCGGTCGCATTGGGCGAATTCGGGCGAATCTCGTTGTCGAGCGGCTTGAGCGAGTCGGCGTCGGTCGAGGTCATGTTCACGCCACCCTGCTCCGACTGGATACGAGTCTCGGCCGGGGGCGTACCATCCACGTTCTGATTGT